ACAACTTTCACGCTCGGCTCTTTCTTTGAGGCGTAAGCCTCACAGATAGGGTGAGCTAAAGATAAATTGGACTTGGTCAATGGATCCCCCATGGGGACTCCATTGACCTGGACCGAATGAAATTTTCCATTAATGTATATGTCCTTTGGACCAGGCCATATACACTTAATGGGATCAAGTATGGCAGCGGGTAGATTCATCTTTTCGAGGAGTCTACCCATTACCATGTGTGCTGATTTGAAGGACGGTATGTCTGTGGCTGAACGCCAGTCCAGACTTACTATCCTTTTATGTTTTTCGAATAGGACGTGACCGTCAACCGGATCGAGGTGATCGATCCGGCTGATGAAGTTCCATCCTAATCTACCAGAGGACAATCCATTCTTCAAAGAGCGCATGCTCTTTGCAGCTTGGATTGTCATATGAGAGAAGGGTTGAAGGAGTGCATCTTTGTAAAAAGATCCACTCTGAACAACCCTAACCTTTGCGTTTTCCCTAATGGCGGCGACATTTGTTTTATAAATGTCGTCGCTACTAGAGTTTACCTTTTCGATCGCTTTCCTGAAGGCCCAGTTCCCCAACTGACCTCCAGGATTACGAACACTAAATGGTGGTATGTGGGGAAGGTCGGGTACTTTTCGCAAGTACCCGAACTTCCCCTCTTCCTTTTTGGGATTCTCAGTACAGGCACTCGTAGACAACGAGATCCTGAACTGGGGATTCCCAGCTGCTTGAGTGACAACCTGATCAAGGATGAAATCGATGGACTCGATTAGATCCTTGTCAGGTTTAAACTCCTTCTCGACGGTGACCTCAGCAATAAACTTGTCTATTGCTTCGGCCGCCATCTTGTTATTTCCTAGCCCAGATGCTCTAGACTGCGTGAAAACGCAGGCCCGGAACATGTTGGACTTACTGTTTATGCCTACACGTGAGTTGAACTGGTCAATGACCAGTTGAGCCCACGCGAGTCTCCTTTGTTCGTGTTCAGTCAATGTGGCTTTCACTCCAGTGAAAGCACATTTCCGAACCCTTTTACGCATTTTCTTCAACGAGGTTACAAGACCACCATAGTCTTGTAACCCGTTGGAGATCACACTGTTCATGATACGGTCAGACACCAAGTAAGCACTTTGGTCTCTGGCTGTAACAAAGATTTCGGGATAGGATATTAACAGAGTTGTTAATACCCCGTCCGCGGTATGAAGTATCTCCTTAAGTTGCAGAGCCCCGTTACGGGACTCTAGCAACCTATGGAGAAGATTTTTGTTATGCCTCTTGAGCCGCTTGTACCAGTAGGTACGAGTGGCCAAGATGGCAATTTGTTGTTTGGGTTTACAGAATGAGAAGGTGTTACCTCCCCATCTGTGCTCCCACAAGTTAGTGTAGACGTAGTCCCAGGCCTCATCGAGGCCTGAGTCTTCGTCTCCTTTCAACCCCTTGGATAGGCAGGAGACCAGGTTGCGAAACCTGGACTCCCACCTACCCGCAGGAACTGATGCCGCTTCCTCACGTAGATTTACGCTGAGAGGGATATGAAACACTTCTTCACAATAAGTTCCCCAGGAACTTGTTATGAAGAAATCATCTTCGGAGAGTTCATACCCC